CTTGATTGAGATCCTGTTGATCTGCCCAATCAGATCCATCATCTACAAACCCAAATGGGACTACATCATCCTCAATTTGTTTCATCCTTTCATCGAACAACATCTGTTTCATATTGATGTCGGTCATATCTGCAAAGAACTGGGTAGACACAAAGTACCCAAACATCACCAGATTCATCATGAGATCATCATGATTACCATCGGATGCTTCGTAAGACTGACCCTTTGCGACAAATGTGGAGATCTCTAGAATTGTATTCTCATCTACGATCTTTAATTTATCTCCTTCGAGAATATCCTTGATTGAGGAACAACCCAGACGTTTAACCTTACGGTTCATTTCGATACCCAGTGCGTTTGATTTAATCGCACTGGTCGTGTGTAGGTTCTCATACTCTAAATCATAGTATAAACCATTACAAACCACTTGACCAGAATCGTTTGCCTCGACTACTACCCACGCTTCATTGTAGAGATTCGCATACTTATATATAATGTTTGGAAGCAGTAAGGGAGATATAGTGTTACAGCGATAGGCAGCTACTTGCCGGAAAGGACGCTCCGTAATATCGATGACCTGAAAGGTAGAATAATCCTGTCCTCTTCCCTTCGAGACATCAACCGTCATGATGTATTCATGTTCTGGTATTGGTTCTTGATAAACTAGTAAGTCACCGGACTCTAAAATTTGTTTGGGGTTCAGTGCACGTAGGGACATAAGAGTCTCTGCGTTAATTAGGGTATCACCTGTTCCAAAAAAGGTGTTACCAAATTCTTGGTCGAATTGCAATTGAGATGTATTCGCAATTGTCTCTGCCTTCCATTTCTCGTCCCTGCCTGGCACGTCCCACCAGTCTACACGATATGGTTTATATTCATTCGTGCCTTGTACTGCTCCTGTCCAGATCTTTTCGAACTGATTACCGATACCGTTTGCGGTAGACGTGATAATTACTTTAGTGTCTTTACCAGATGAGATTACTGGATACGTTGACGTATAGAACTCAGTAGCGTTTTCAACGAAAGCAAACTCATCAAGAAAAAGCAGGTTAACAGACATACCACGAATAGAAGACCCACTAGTAGCAGCAGCAATGATTCGAGAATTATTAGAAAACTCAATTGAACCCTTATTAAGAGCCTTACAACCGGGCTGTAAAAAGAACGGGAGATTCTCCAACATGAGGGTGACTCTTGAGAGCATCTCTCTTGCGGTTGCCCCCTTGTTGGCAAGAATGGCAATAGTTTTCTCAGGGTGGAATATAGCGAACCAAAGGAGGAACCCAACTGACGATATAGACTTCCCAGACTGGCGACAAGCAAGTACAATAGAAAATCTATTATCTCTGAAATGGTGGAACATTTGTTCCTGATATGGGTATAACTTGAAGTCCACCAATCCTTTGTCAAGGTGCACCACCTTCACATAGTTTGTACAGAAGTATGCAGGATCTTCCATACACTTCTTGTATTCGGTAATTTTGTGTGCGTCCCATTCTTCTGATACCCCATCCCTTTTTACATTCGGGTTACCTAAGTAGGATTCTTTATTCTGTATCGTCATGTTCAATCACGGTCTTCTCATTCTGTAAGAATCTTTGCAGATCTGTGGTTGATCCTATAAAAATGTTATTGGTGTCTCCACTCTTGTTTTCTAAAGCAGGACGATCCATAACTTCTAGTTTCTTTTTAGTGGTGTGTAGGGCAAGTAGACGATCAGTAGTCTCTGCCGTATTCTTGATCATAGTGGCAAGTACTTCAAATGCACGAGGATGCTCTGACTGCTTTGCCAGTTCCATCATCTCTTCAATACCCTCTTGACCTTTTTCAATTAGGTCATAGAGGACTTCACGAGAATACTCGTGATCCGTTTCTACTTTGTCTGTCATTATAATGCACTATCCACATAGAGTTCGTTAAATCCATAATCACTATCTACACTCACTCCTACAGGGGTTGGTGTGATTTGTATACGATGTTGGAATACTGGAGTATTACTATCTCCTTCAAGAATATATAGTTGGTTGTTAACTTCACGAATAAGTTTACTATCACTCATCGGGCCATAGAATGCAATTTTCATATTGAAATTGAGTGTGTAAACAATCGTTCTACGATCCCCAATAGATCCTTCGAAGTCATCACTCATCGATATCGACTGTAGAATAATCGGTACATCTTCTTTGATGTCCGGATGAGTTGCCCCAAAGGGTTTTACACTGACTGTGTACTGAGGACTAAAGTATGGTAAAATCTGTTCGACAATTTGTAACGCATCGTCTTGAGACTTTGCGTATATGTTTACATCAAACGAGATATCGTAGGGTGTGGTTGCGAAGAACTTGTTTCTCTTTGTGTTGTCACCTGCGATAGAAGTCGAGAAGACATTAGTCTTCGGTAACTGTCTGATAGAATCATATGTCATTGCAGTTATTTCGAACGACATGCGAGGCAACTTCATCGCAACTCTACGTTCCGCATCTTCCTGATTCGTCATCTGTTGAAGACGTTCTAAGAAATTTCTCTTAGGTGCGTATGATAGAGGAACCTTAACCTGAGAGATAACCTCACCGGCAGAGTTCTGTCGTAATACGTATAAATTATTGAACATAGATCCGAATACCGATACGGCAGTTCGAACACGTTTATGATAGAAATGAGTTCCAAACATTACGACATGTCTCCAAATGGATTACTCTCAGAGAAGTCTAGGAAGTCTCCCTCAAAGTCATCAAAGTATTTATTCTGTGCGACAGGTTCGTCGTTACCCACGTTGTCTATCTGTTGTATATAATTCAACTCTTCGACCAGACTAGGTGAATAAGTGGCAGCGTCACTGACAAGAGCATTTGTTGTATTGAACGTATGATACTTTCCGTCTGTTGCACCTACGTGTGCGAGATAAAGAACGTTGTCAGAATCAGACCATCTACCTACCTCACCTCTTATAGTATAGGATGGTGTAGTTTGAGTGACCACTGCATTCTTCTTATAGTTACCACCTGAGTATGGTGCAGAAAAAGTAATAGTAGGTGGAGCGTTGTAGTAGATACCTGAAGTAAGAAGTTCTACCGCATTCAATGTACCATCGGTATTGATTGTTGCAGTTGCAGTTGCACTGACCGCATTGAAGTGTTGTAGTGTTGCATCGTAAGTTGGATTAGCAGTCCACTCAGCACCATTGTCATCGGTATCGATAGAATCACTGTTGCCCGGAGTTGAATATCTGGGTTCTAAAATTTGTGTCTTAGATCCAGTTTGTACACGGAACTCATCAATGTATCCGTTGAGTGCTTTCCAGTCTACTCCATCTACTGTTCGTGCGGCAGTAGAACCTACAGAGAATCCGTTGGTTCCTACAAAGTTCCATGTCACACCTGCGAGAAGTGTGTCGAGAACCTTGTTACCGTCAAAATAGATTACTAAGTTATTAGTGTCAAATGCACCAATCAGTATGTGGTGCCAAGTACCTGTGGCGAATAGAGCAGTACCACCAGTTAAACTAGTGATTGAACCTCCCCCATTATCTTCTCTACTATATACCAGTTGTCCTAAATTGTCAATACCCCAGAAGTAAACATTTTCTGGATCAGATCCACTACCACCAGTTTTAAACAGTACTACTTGTTCTCCTGCATTAGGTAAAGTAGTTGTTTGAACCCACATCTCTACTGTACCTTGTGCACCCGTCAAGGCGTAAGTTTGTTCTAGACCACGACCACGGTTAACATCTAAAGAACTGTTGCCGAGTTTTGACAGACCGCCGGGGTTAGTACCAATAGTAACTGTAGGTGCGGTTGTGTATCCGAAACCAAGACTTTCTATTTCTATTTCACCAACAACACCGTCTGGACTAATCGTAGTAGTACCAGTTGCGGTTGCTGCTGCAGGTGAACGCATAGTGAGTTTGTACTGATATGCAGACTCATCTTCAACCACATCGATATTATCGACATCAGTATCAAAGTCTTCATCGTTGTACTCAAACAACTCACACTGAAGTCGGAAGGTTGGTAGATTACTTAACTGATAGAACGGAGTTTCTGTCTCGACTTTAAAGATCTCGAACATGGACTGAGACATAGGCAGATAGATGATATCACCTTCACGTGGACGGAAGTTATATGCATCCAGTTTGTCCCCGATCAGTTTCTTCCATCGTCTACGTGCAACCACGAATGTTGCTTGATCACGTAATTCTACACCGAACTTAGAAAACAGATCTCCTTCGCCATCGAACCCTTCTTGGTTCTCAATATACATCTCTATCTTATAGGCATCAGAGAACCGTGACGGTACGTCATCAAGGAACACTTTATCTTTGTTGACGATTTCACGAGGTAGGTAATATACGTCTTCTCCGTAAAACTTTAAAGACTCTATTACTAGGTCTTCGTACAAGCCTTGCTCGTTACGTGCACCTCTTGAAACCCATGGATTAGTTGCCATTAATTACCCCACGAAGAACGCTGGCCCGATATCTTCTTCTTCCCTAAATTTAGTCATGACGTTTTCAATGTCTTGATTCGCATCTTCGAGAATCTGTCTACCCGATATGGTCACCCCGCCAGGCAGTGTCATACCTTCGAACTTAGACATGTTGATACCCCATTGACGTTTGATCAATGCTGTGGTATAATTCTTTAAAAACTTGTGATTCCACAGAGAATTATAATCCGCTAACACACCAGTGTCCGGATCAATATCAGCATATACTTCTAACATTATATAGTTACCTACCACAAAGTCCTCTTTTGAATGATAGAAATGAAGTCTAGAACCCTGTCTATCAAAATTGATAATAGGGACACCGCTTAATTTCATATCAAGTAACGACAAGTGTTGTTGCATTTGTTCGTAATATGCAATATCTCCTGCGTAGTTATTTAGGTCAGTAATATCGTTTAGCATCATCTGGTATTTGATGTCAAAGAAATTGGTTGATGCAGTAACGTTCTCTACTGGGAACATTCGAACGACACACATAACATCTGTACCCAAATCAATAAATCGATTGTCGATATCAGATTGAGTCATTTGATGAGACAAATAGAAACGTCTAGATCCATCCGGATGATGTTCACGAAACCACTGTAACGCTTCATCAACACGATCTTCGATCTGTTCGTCAGCGACATTAATTTCGATTACCGGACTACCTAGTGCTCTTAGACAGTAGTCAATTAATTCATCTCTTGTATTTGGAATTGCCATTTCTTTACCTTAGTTAAGTAGTGTCCCCGAAGAGTTATACACGTTTATTCTGTAATGAGATCCTTGTTGCCCGTCTAGTAAATCTGCGTCAAGACCAGACGCTGCACCATCCACAGTCTTGATTTCAGTCAAAATTTCTGAAGCGGTTCTTTCTGTGAAAGACATATCACCAGTGGAAGAGTTGTAAGACAGAGATCCAGATCCACTGATACCTGCTCTTGCAATGGTAGTTATATCTGCAGAGTCTACATGCAGATTACCGACAAACAGTTCGTCTAATGTTACTGTACCTGCGTTAAAGTCACCAGATGCATCACGAGCAACAATGGTTGAACCAGTGTTTGCATTTGTCGCAGTAGTCGCAGAGTTCTGAACTTTACCCGCAGTACTAATAGTCGCAAGTTTAGTATCAGCGATATTTGCAGATGCGTTGATATCTGCGTTTACGATACTGCCTGGATTGTATGCAGTTGTAAGTGTAACTGCACCTGTACCATCAAACGATACAGCGTTTGCAGTGATGTCACCTGTTAAGGAGAAGTTTCTACCAGTTGCAAGTGCGGTTGCTGTATCTGCATTACCTGTTAATGCACCAGTGACATTACCTTCAAAACTACTTGCAACAAGAGTCGCAAGACTAAATGATGCGTCTCCAGTATTGATTGACCCTACTGGTGTGGAGTCGTATTCATCTACTAACTTCCACTTCTCATCAGTGACATCGAAGAATATACCCATATGAGTATAACCAACACCACTTGTACCAGTGTTTCGGTTTGTGAAGAAACCAGTATCTACGTTTACAGGAGATGCAGTACCCGACCATCTGTCACCAGAGTCGTGACCTGTAGTTGCACCAAACTCAACTGAGATATTATCAGCAGAGTGAATGAGTTGTGGACTACCTGTAATGTTTTGTTTTATAAGAATCGGAGATGCAAACGCACTGTCACTACCTAGAGCAACTGCAAAGGTATCAACTCCACCTGCACCAGTTCCTACACCGTCAATCTTGACATAGTAAGTTTGTGGAGTAGTTCCTGTAAAGTGTCCTGCAAAGAATGCATCGTCAAGACCAGTACCAGTAAACGCTGTCCCTGCTTCACCAATCGCATCACCTTCGTTAAGACGATAGAACGGTGCACCCTGTGTTACGTTCGAAGTACCTACAGTAGTGGTACTACCTAAAATGGTTAAGTTACCGTCAACCTGTAAGTCTGTACCAATGTGTGCAGATGTCTGAACACGGAAAGAACGAACAGAGTGGTTCTGTTGATTGACCAACAGAATACCATTGTCTGAATCACCAGTTTTAACAACCCAACCCAGACACATTGGGAAGTTTGGATATGTCGGAGATTCGTTTTGGTGTGAGCCAGGCGTAGTAACGGATACGAAGAAGTTCGTTCCGTCACTCAAGTGTGCAGTGTTTACTTCGGTCAATTGACCAGCAATCAAACAGTGACCGTATGAGTTGTTTGCAATATCTTGAGCAGCAATACCTTGAGCGTTATATGCATTTACGTCTGTTGCGTCTGCAAGACCAACAGTCGGAACATCAATAATACCTGAAGTATAGTTACCACTAAAGTATAGTGCAGAACCTTTTCTAATTAATGCACCAGTATTGTTGAAGACACGCTGGTGTTCTTGAACACCAATCTCGTGATTCATACCAGTGATGTCATCATTATAGTTCAGTGTCTTATGTTTGGCATCGTAGTATAATAGACCTTCACTATATGGTTGATGCGAATCAAACCTAGTTGTGTCAAACTGAACATTCAGTAATGATGCAGAGTCCGCTTCAAGTCTACCTGAGACTTTCAGTCTATCTTCAATACGCAGATATTCAAAGTGTTCACTAAATCCGTCTACAAGGATTGTACCGTTAGTTGCGTCTGAAGTTAGAACACGACCAATGTGGAACGGATAACCAGTATCAACTGTGACTGCTTGATCAGTCCACTTACCTGCGGAGTCTGGAGACAGATATAGTGTAGAACCGGCAGATATACCACTAGTGTTTAGATCACGGACAATACCGTAACGAGTTACCCAACCATGACCACCGTTTGGAATGTCCATGGTAGCGAGACCAGTCGGATTACCAGTCGATGACATATCTGCACGTGCGAGAGATACTTGTGGGTGTTTACCATGTGCAGTTCCAGAGATATATACGGCATCACCGTTATTGATTGCCGCACCAGTTAAGTTGTGAACATAAACGAATATCTCTTGACCGATATTCAGAGTTACATCTGGATTTGAGTTCTCTCTCGTAGACATGTTGACAGAGAGTGCTTTCTGGTGATCAGAGTCAAAGAAAAGAGTACCCGCAACATTATTTGGGCGACCCTGTTGTCTATTGAGTTGAATGCTATTAGCGACAGCACTGTCTTGAGTAACCTTACCGAAGGTTACGTCATCGGTTGTGCCAACCGACTGACCAATTGCGACAGAACCATTTGTAATTGTGACACCAGTACCACCAGAAAAATGCGCTCTTGTTTCAGATGCAGATGGCCCTGTATAGGTAAGGACACCAGTACCACTATTATATCCAAGTGACCCATCACCACCTGCATCGGTAACTGAAATTGATCCACGTGCACGTGCGTCTGTGTAATAAAGATTAGACCCTTCGGTCAAATTTGAGGTAGTCTTCTGTGCAAAGTCAGAATCGAAACCACCATAAGCGACTTCACTATAAGTGATGACACCAGAAGCACTATCATAAGATAGTGCCCCACCTTGAACACTCAATACATTTCGTGCTCTTGCGGTAGTAAAGTATTGATTTGTTCCCTCTGCTATATCAGAGGTAGTGTTAGCCGCCAAATCAAACTTTTTCTGTGTGCCAGATCCATTATGTACGTTAAGTTGATCACTGTGTTCACTGAGGACTAGATTGCCAAGATAGATAGACTGTCCATTTAGGTACAAGTCACGGAACTTTTTAGTCGGTGAACCTAAGTCATATGCACTGTCTGTAGCTGGAATGATATGTCCAGTAACGTTACCTAGTTTGGTCTGTACACGTGCATCGGTATAATACAAGTTAGTAGACCCTTCGGTGAGATCGTCTGTAGTATCAGAATCCCCAAAGGTGTCCATGTTTATTTTTACAGAATATGACCCACCGTCTGCAGTAGAAAGAGTCAGAAGGTTTGTGTCGGAGTCATATGCAAGACCAGAAACTCCTGCAACACTTACCGTGGTTGCGGAATCTACTTGACCTTGTGCGTTGATTGAAAGGACGGGTATCTCAGTTGAGGAACCATAAGTAGCAGCAACAACGCCACTATTGGTAATACTGATTTCACCTGCAGTTTCAGTTATTCCAGTGCCACCAGAAATCTCACGCAATGTGACGATTGCACTAGAGGATGCACTATCTGTTGTTTTGAAAAAGAGACGACCATCATTTGTGTTGATCGCAATTTCACCTAGTGCTATATTTGACGTAGTTGGTGCTTTCCCCTTTACCGAACTACGCTTCAGTTTAAAAACTGTAGACATTTGTCAACCTCGTCCCAATGTTGGATAACCCCCTTATATAAGGGGGTATAGCTTATTTAGTATGTTCCT